GCGCAGGAGCTGCTTCGCCGCGCGCAGGAATCGTAGTGGCGGCAACCTGCCGCCCGCATCACACAAAAAGCACACCCATAATCGGGTGTGCTTTTCTTTGTGTCAGCTATGTTTCGGATTAAACACATAGTACATATACGTTGCCTGCGCATTGGAAAGCCCGTAATTCTCCATCATGTACTGGATCATTGCGCTCTTGCTGCGCTTCTTCGTATACTTCTTCTTGTCGGGGTTCCAAAACTCGCCTTCCTCGTTCGCCGCGTTGTAGTAACCGACGATCGTTTCAAGATCGTATCTATTGCCCTGAAGCTCTTGCACCTTTCCGAGCGTCGAGCTGTCGCCGAGGATCTGTGCGAACACCTGCATGGTGTCCGCGTCGGACAGCCTGCGGTTCAAAACCGCCTGCATCTGCGCGCCGTTCTTTCCGCGCTCGTCCTTGCTGATCGTCTGCTTTGCCGCCTGCAGGATGCCGTGGAATGCCGCTTTCTGAGCGGTGCTTCCGTCGCCGTATTCTGTCCACTTCGGAGTTTCCGCGCTGCCGCCGACCGCCTGCGCGCCTTTCGCCTTTCCGAAACTCATGATCGCGTCCCACGCCGCCGCGCGCTCCGCGTCCGTCATGCTGCGATACTGCGCCGCGTTCATGAGGTTTTGCAGCTCGCGGAAAGCGGTCTGCCCCGCGTTCTGCTGATAGGTGCGCTGCTCGTCGGTGGAGAGCTGCTTTTTCTCGTCGCCGGCCTGCACTTCCTTTACGGGGTTGCGCGCAGGTGCTTTTACGTCCTGCGTCTCCATCAGCCGGCGCAGCTCTTGGTTGACCGGGTTCGTGTCGTACTGCGTGATCGAGCCGGGCAGAATATTGGCGTTGAACCAGTTTTGCAGCGGCGTTGCCGTCGTCTGTCTGCCACGCCCCCAGCTGTCCAGCGCCTGCGGCAAATCGTCTCGCAGTCCTGGAATCTTCGACCGAATAGAATTGAGCGCGTTTTCAGCGGAAGCAGCCGCGCCGCGCTTGTCGCTCGTCCTCGTCACACGGACGATGCCGTTGTCCATTCCCTGTGCGATACCGGCAACGGCGTTCGGGACAAAGCTTGCAGCCGTATCACCGGCAAACTGTACGCCTGCGTCTGCAACTCTCCCTGCCGTGGTGTCGGCGGTCGAGTACTCAAATGCGTCACCGATGTTTTTCAGCGTGCTCATAGCAGGCAGATCCATGACCGCCTGCAAACCGGCCTCGACATTTGCGTCGGCAACGTTGTACAGATGATCCAATCCGTCCGGCCTCTTGCCGTCTTTCTTCGCGTCTCTGTACGCTTCGGAAATCAGATAGCCCATTGCCATGTTGCCGTTGAACGGTTCCAGAAAACCGATGGACATGAGATCGTCGCCGTCGCGCCATTCGGCGCTTTCGCCGCGCATCGCGCGCAGAGCGGCGTCGATGTTGAGCTGTGTTCCGCTCATCCCCTCGTCGCGCTCCAGCGCGGCTTTGTCCTTGTCGTCGTCTCCGGCGACTTTCAAAAGCCCTTTTGCGGCGAGATACACGAAAATGCCGGTCAGCGCCGTGCCGTTCAGACCGCGCCCGACGTTTCTTACAGCCCTTGCCTGTTGCTCCGCTGTTGCGTTCTTTCCGGCGCGCAGCACGCTAAGCACTTCCGTCGCGCCTTTTGCAAGGCCAAGCGGCGAGTAGTTGAAAAACTGCCCCGCGACGTTGCCGGGAACCTGCGCAAAGGGCAGAATCGCGTCGCCGAGACCGAAGCTGCCGCCCCTGCCGTCGCGGATAGACAGCACGTTTCCGGCGTTGCGCAGATGTTGCAGCGCCGAGGAAATACGCCCGTCGTTCTGGAAGGTGCGCTGCAGCGCCGTTTCCTCCGCCCAGTTGTCGAGCGCGCCGTCCTCCAGCGCTCCGCTTTCCGTCAGTCGGTCGATGCCGCGCTGCTGCTCTGCCCGTGCGCCGCCCTTTGCAAACTCGTCCGTGACCGTCAGCATGTACCGCTGCCACTTCTCCATGCTCGACAAAAAGCGCTCTGCGAAGTTGCTGTCCATCTTGAACGTGCGCCCGGTGCGCTGCTCGAACCGGTTGGACGTGTCGCCGAGATCGGCGTCAAGCGCCGTTTCGATGTATGCGCGGATCGCCGCTTCCTTTGCCCCCTGCCGCTTTGCCTCGGAAAGCCACGATGCGTCAAGCGCCGTCGTGCGTCTGCCGGTGCGCAGCGAAAGAAGCATATCCAGCGGCGTCGCCACGTTGTTCGACACCGTTTCCGTAATGTCAAAAGCCGTGTTGCCGATGAGGTTTCGCATCGTCGTGTTCAGCTTGGAGAGCATCGCCAGATAGCGGACGCTCTTGATCGCTTCCATTGGAGAGAGCCGCGCGTGGTCTGCCGAAAGATTGCGGAGCTGCGATTCCGCAATGTTCGTCAGAAACTCCAGCCCGCCGTCCTGCTCCGTCACGGCATTGAGCGCGTTTTGCAGCGTCCGGCTTGCCCGTCTGCCGTTGAAAAAGCCGCCCGTGCGCCGTCTTGCGTTCAGCCGCAGAATGAGGTCGATCATGTCCTGCACACCGTCCTCGCCGCGCGATCTGGCCTGCTCCCACTCGTCCGCGAGACCGGCGATCTCGTCGATCGTTTCCTGCGCGCCGTCCTGCCCGTCAAGCGTCTCTGCCGCCTCGCCGACAATATCCGCCGCTGAATGTGTGAATCTGCCGCGCTGCCGGAGCGCTTGCCCCTGTTCGGTGCCGTGCGCTTCCCACACACGCTGCAGGCGGACGACCTCGCTGTAATCTCCGGTCATGCGCGCCTGTGCGATCTCCGCTTCCATGATACGGTGCGCAAGCGCGGTGTCGGCGTCGTCCCAGCTCTGCTTGGTCTCGAACAGATCTGCTTTCTCGCCGTCATAGTCAAACTCCAAACGCTCGTTTGCGTTTCGGTCGACCTCGGCGTCGGAATTGACCTTGTGCGTGCTGTCCTCCGGGCGCAGCCCTTCGGTCTGCCGTTCTTCGTCGGTGTAGAGGCTGTCGCTGCCGTGCGTCTGCGTCGGCGCTTCCCGATATGCAAACTGCGGCGACATTGCCCCCTGCCCCTCCGGCAAGCCGTTGGCGTCAGCCGGAACAGTCTGCGGGACATTTGCGCCTGCTTTCGTTGCTTCCGCTGCGCGCTGCGCCTGCAGCGCTTCCCATTCATCGCGGAGCTGCTGCTCCGTCACTTCACCCAGCGCCAAAGAGAGCTCGTTTTCTTTCAGATATGCGTCGAACGAGTTGCGGTCGAAAGCCCCGTTGATCTTGTCTTTCTTCGCCAGATAGTTGTCGTCCGGCGGGACTCTGCGTCTGCCGTAGCCCTCGTAGCCTTTGGTAAGCAGCTCGTCAAGCACCTTTTCCACGCGCTTTGCCGTGGCGTAGTCCTCCGCACCGTGATTGTCGATGATGTCCTGCAGAACGCCCATCAGCTTCGGGCGCGATACGCCGGTGCTTTCCGTCAGCTTGCGGATCGCTTCGGGGTACCATGCGACCGTCCCGCCCTTTTTGCCGGGATGATCGCTTTCAACGCTTGCGTTCAAAAGTGCCTGCATCTCACGCGCCACAGCCACAAAGTTGTCGTGCAGCTCCGGGTGCTCATGCTGAAACGGCTTTGTGCTCCGCTTGGCGATATAATCATCCGTGCGGTTGTCGATGTGATCTTCCGGCGCAAACGTCTCCCCCGCATTGTCATTGCGAGCCGCTTGCGGCGTGGCAATCCGTTCTTCCGCTTCGTTTTGCCCCGTCTCGCTTTGCGTAAGCGCGGTTTGCGCGTCAGCCGATAAAATACCGCCTTGCGGCTCTGCGCCCGTCACTGGCGATTCTGTGCGGTTCTGGCGCGCCTGCATATCTGCGAGCGTTTCAGCGTCCGTCCCGAACATTCGGTCGAGTCTTGTCCGTGCCGCGTCTGCCGCCGCAATGCGCTGCGGCCGTTCCGCCGCTTCCCGTTCCTCCGGTGTGCGCAGCGCGTCATTTTTTCGCGCGTTCTCGCCCGTCACGATGCTGCCCGCGCTTCCGATGCCGCCGAGGATGCCGCCGACAAGCGCGTCATACAGCGTTTCAGAAGCAAGCTCTTTGCGCCCCTCTGCCGTTCCGTATGTGTCGCGCACCGCGTTCTTGTCGTAGGTCTGACGGAGGATGGGGTCAATGAGATCGCTGATCGTTTCCTCCGCACCCTCGCCTCCGATGTTGCCGAGCATACGCAGCGCTGTTCTTCCGGCGTCCGTCTTTGCCATTTTGTTGAGCGCGGCTTCCATGGCTTTGTCCATTTTACCGCCGCCGAACAGCTTCATAGCATCAAACAGTTTTTCGGTGCCGACCTCAACGCCAGCCTTTCCAAGGCCGTATCGGTTCGCCTCGTCCCAGCTCGCGCCTGCTTCCCGCGCCTGCCGTGCGGAGTCACCGAACGTGCGCGTACCCATAGACAGCATGCCGGTACCGGTCAAACCTCCGACAGTGGCGTCCATTGCCATCTGCGTACCGGCAATACCGGCGTCAACAAGGAGCTTCCCGACGTTGCCGAGACCTTCTTTTGCCGCCCGTTCCTGCACTTTGGCTTTCTCTGCGCGGCGGTCTGCCGCCGCAAAGCTTTTGTCACGAGCGCCGCCGAGAAGGTTCTCGCGGTATTCCTTGATCTCTTTCTCGCGTACTTTGGCGCTAAGACCTGCGCCGCTGGTGCTGTCAATTCCGCTCCCCAGCAGCGTGCCAAGCATGTTCGCCTGTCCGGCAAGCCAACTGTTGCCAGCCGCGCCGAGCAGATTGCCGATGCGCCCGCCGCCCTTTGACCCAGGATCACGAGCGCCGAAAGCCATGGCGCGCTGCGCCTTCTGCAAGACCTCCACGCCGTCCGACACGCCGCGTCCGGTGTTCGTCGTCTGCGAGCCGGTGCCTCTTGCAACGGCGTGTACGGCGCGCTGCGTCGGTGTGTTTTGCGCTTCCCGTTCCTCCCGTTTGTTGGCGTATGGCGTGCCGCTCGTCGCCTGCTGTTTTACCTCGTCGATCCAGAGTGGGCGCTTCTTTCTGCTCGCCATGTCTCAGCCTCCTTACTTCAAACCCATTGCTTTTCTGCGCGCTTCTTCATTGATTGCCGCTGTCCATGCGTTTTGCATAGCTCCGACATTCGCCTTCGCGCCCCGCGCCGTCGCCGCCGCGCCGGAGCCTGCCGTCCCGCTCCCGAACGCTCTGCCGACGTTGCCGAGGATTCGGCTTGCGGCGTCGGAAACGATTGCTGTCGCTTGCCTAGGCGTGTATGTGATTCCGCCGCCGCCGTTTCCGATTACCGGCTCCGTGCCGCCGCTGCTGCTGTTGCCGCTCCGGCGGCCGGAGCCACCGCCACCGCCGGAAGAACCGCCGCCGACCACACCATAGCCGCCGACCGCCGCCGCGAGCTGCGGATTCTTTGCCGCCCACACCGCGCGCATCTTCGCAATATCATCGGCGGAATATCCGAGCGCGGCATACCCGGAGAAGTCGCCGAACTGCGCCAACGTGTCAGCCTGGTCTTTCAGTTTGCCCCATTCCGTAGCCTCGCGCTGCAGGTCGATACCGATTTGGCTCTGGCTCGTCGAAACGAGGGCGTTGTCCACGCGCACCGCCTCGTCATAAAGTGCCTTTGCGCGCTCCACGTCGTTGTCCGCGAGCGCCTGCGCCACCGCGTCACGATATGCCGCGCTTGCCTTGGCTCGCTCAAATTCGAGGTCGGAGCGTGCCACCGCCTCCTGCTTGTTCAGCGCGCCGTAGTCTTTCAGATACTCGTTCTGCTGCGAAAGCGCGATCTGCGTGCCGGTTCCGGAGTTGATGCCGTTCGCCGCCGCGCGCTCGCCCATGTTGTGCCGTGCAATCTCAAACTGCGTCGAGAGATCATTGCGCTGCGCGTCATACGTCGGCGCGATCTTCTGCTCCGCGTGGTCAAAATCCATGTTCTTCTGGTTCCACGCCGTTTCCAGCGCCTTTTGCCGCGCCGCAAGGTTGGCGTCATAGACCTCGTTGAGCTTGCCCGACTGATCCGTCGGCTGCCGGATCACCGTGTTCACGCCCGTAGCAATATAGCCGGAGCCGTCCGCGCCGCCGGAATATCCGTACTTGCCGCGGATCGCCTCGGCCTGCGCGTGTGCGTTCTGCGCCGCTTCAGTGTTACCGGCGTCGTTGTACTGTTTCCACTGTTCGCCGAGCGCCGCGATCTTCTGGCGGTCGGCTTCGTTCAAAATTGCGTCATTATAAGGCATGTTCCTTCCCCCCGCATATTCTCAAACAGCGCCCGCCGAAATGGTGGGCGCTGTATCTGTTTTATTCCTCGTCGTCTTCGCTCGCGCTGTGCTCGATGGTAAGAATAGAGTCGTCTACAGTTTTCTGCGCGTCCTTAATGCCTTTTCGGAGCCAGCTCGGGATCGGCGCTCCGCAGCCTGCGGCGTTTTCGATGATGCTGCCTGCCTCGCTGAAAATGTACCAGATCAAAACGATCGGCAGCAGCACCGCGCCGTGCCACGGCAGCTCAAAGCCGAGTCCCATCCGCGCGGAGATCTGGACGAGCAGGTCCAATGAGCCCGCCAGCAGCGCGACGTAAAAGGAACTCAGCTTATGCCAGCGACCCTCGCGAGCGATGTCGGAGCTGTACTCATTATGCAGCTTCGCCCGCCTAACGCCGAGTCGCCAATCCAAAACCATCGTGAACACCCAAAGGACGAACAGCCAGCCCGTCCATCCGATGAACACGGTGATGACCCCGAAGATCGTCGCGAGCAGAGCTTTCAACTCTTGAGCTTTCGTCGGGGCGTCCA